GCTTCTAGTAATTTAAACGAATTACCCAAGGATTAACTTATGAAATTATCTGAATATATGCCAGAAATGCCCGGAATGGCACAGCAAATGATGGATATGAATGAGGGTTTAAACTTCATTCAATTGATGAAGCAGCAGGGCGATAAGGGTTCTGCTCCGTCCATAGGCCTTGACCACATTGTTAATACTTGGGTTCGCCACCAGATGGCGTACAGGCAGCAGCTTGTTCAGGACTTACAGACTATTTCATATTCTGTTGCTGAGATTCGTACTGCTTTAGGGCATATAACTGGTGAGGTATTTCGCCGTGGTATGGAAATACATCCTAAAGACGAGAAAGCAGATCGGGGTCAACTAGAATATTTTAATAAGTTTCTAACCGATGCTAACATTTTTGACCAGAGTTTAGAGGCTGTTCTACGACAATTCCACAATGATATCAATACAGTCGATGATGGATTTCTGTATCTAATGAAAGAGTATTATGATGATGGTGGGAAAATTAGATCAAAGGTAAAAGAAATTCGGCGGTTGAATCCAGCACTTGTAGAATTCGACCTTGATCAAGCAGGTCTCCCTAAAAATGCTCACTGGGTTTGCCCACTTGACAGAAGTGATGTTGAAGAAGTACCGGGGAAATCTAAGAAGGGGTATGATCGTGTCCCTGCAATGTATAAATACTACCATCGTAACCAACATATTTACCTTCGGGATACCGAAATTATTCATGTTTCTAAATTCTCACCATCAGAAACCTACGGATGGTCACCTATTCTAACAGTCTTTGAGAAGTGCCTTACGTTGATTGGTATGGATAAAAACCTTTATCGGTACTTCTTTGAGCGTAAGATGCCAGCATCTATGCTTATGGTTACTACAGACGACGCAGAAAGTTTACGTAAAGAACGTGAACATATCGCCGCTCAAACAAGACTAGACCCGAACTATATTCCTATGGTTGCGGTTTCTAGTAGAAACCAACGTGGTAGAGTAGACCTTGTAAGATTGTTCCATACGTTACAAGAGATGGATTACCTCCCAGTCAAGGAAGAGATTCGTGAGCGTGTCGGTGCAGTATGGGGCGTGACTCCTGCGTGGCAGGGCGCACCAGAAGCTTTTGGTGGACTATCTACGCAGACACAGCAACTAGTTGTTATGAGCCGTGTGGTTGAATCTGACCAACGGTTATTCCATGAAAAGGTATTCCCTAAGATTCTTAAAGCTTTTGGGATAACAGACTTTGAATTACTCTTACCAACTCCTGAAGAAAAGGCAGAAGCTACACGTATTAGCTTCGCACAACAGAGAGTAGGGATTGCTAACCAATTAGCTCAAATGGGATTTGAAATAAAACTAAAAGAAGACAATATTGGTTTAGAAGATGCCGAATTTGTTGTTACTGGAGAGATGGCTAAGACTGTCCAAATGCAAGCACAAGGTCAGGAACTACAACTTGAACAGCAAATGCAACAAGCAGAGCAACAAGCGTCACAAACTGAAGAACAGGGTGGTAGTGAAGAGGGAGGTGGTGAGGATATCCAAGCTATGGAGAAATCTATACCTGCTTCCGAACGTAAATTCAAAGGACGTACTGGCGGACGCACACCAGACTGGCATGACAAAGCCCCTAACGAAGAACGTGATATAGATGAGTGGGCAGATAAACGAAAAGAAAAAGCAGAAAATAGGGCATGGGGTTTAGACCTAAGTAAAACATGGGTACAATCTTTAAATGACCAAGGCTTTACCGCTCCTACTATTAGAGAAGTTTCTCCTGACGGTTCTCAAATGTGGTTCATTGAAAAGGGTGTAGACTATGTAGCGGACTTATCTTCTAATGGTTTAGGTGAGATAAAGAAAGCAACATTTATAGTTCCTTTCCCGAATCAATCCCCAACCAACCCAACAGTAAGTTATGATCCGTCAGGGTCTAACCAACGTAAAGACCCTAATGATGATGTAGATGACGACAACGAGGACGAGTAATGCGTACACGCCCTTCTAATTATAAATTAGTTGATACTCCTCTTTCTAAGTTACTAGATTTTGTAATTCTATCAAAAGCACCTCCTTTCCAAGTCACCCCAGAAGGTGGGGTAACACCAATAAAACCTGTTGAGGGCCTTAAGGGTCTTGGGGGGCAAGGTAGTGAGGAGGATGATTACGATGGAAAACAAATTAAAACTCGTAAATATATTAAAGACCCAGAAGATGCTCCAGAAGTAAACGGGGAAAAGGTAAAAGTATACACGGGGCCTGAGGTAGGATATTTTTATGACTACTCGCAACTAAGTTCAACTGAACATAAAGATGAATTTGCTGAGATAGTTGATGAAGCGTTCGATAAATTAGAACAAGGCGTTAATGAAATGGTGAAGGCTAATCCTGAGCTTAATGTTATCTTCGGTGTCAATTCGTGGGATAACATTCGACGTATAGAAAGGCTTGCAGATGATGTACTAGTAGACATATTTAGACGTACTAAGTCCGAAGTGAATAAAAAATTTGCAATGGGAACAGATACCCCCGCTTCAAGGGCGGCGTTCCAAAGGGAACGAGAGAAGGTTTTAGACGATAACCCAAAACTTGAGGAAGACTTGGATAAAGCAAATAAGAAAGTAACAGAAGCATATAGAGGGTTATTGAGAAGTGACAAAGGTAACCCGTATTCGGAAACAAAGCAAATAGAAGAGGGTAGGGAGCAGTTCAATGAATTGCAAGATAATTATCTAACGGCTCTAATTCATAGTTTACAGGGCAAAATGGACTACCATGGCGGGGAAAATCATCGCCCGACTAAACCGAACGTTCAAATACTATCAATACAGGACTCTCACATACGATACATTCTACCGAAAGTTGAAAGACTGGTAATGCAGCAAAGCAATGAGTTATTTAATACCACAGATAGAAAACTACTGGCGAGGGAAACTAATGTATTAGGGGATGGGGGCGGTTGGAACGGATTTATACGTAAAGCTTCCCCCGCAGCCCTAGCCAATATAAAGCAAATTTATTCAGAGAACGCAAACCAGTTGCAGGGTGTAAATATAAGGGACGAAGCGGGAGTGAAAAACGGAATCTTAATGTTTGAGTCTATATTAACTCGTGGAATGGGTATGGAAAACCGGGGTAAAGGGGTAAAGTATACTATGTCCCCCACCGCAATTGAGGCGTTTCGTGGAACAGTAACGCACGAGTTAATACATAGTGGGACAACAGATGAAGAGCGAAATTTTCTTGCCGAAAATTGTATATGGCCTAAGAATTATCTAGGTCATGTATCATCTACTATTAGAGCTAAGTTTATACCAAATATACCTTATGAAGCTGAGGACATAAATGATGTAGCTAATGATCAATATTTTAGCCTACTCCAACAGAATAATAATCAATTTTTTATTGAGTATCCTACAGAGATTATAGCGCAGCGTGTAGATTCGGAACGGTATCCGGGGGACAAAGATGAAGGCGGGGAAGGGTGGCAAAAAAATGTAGGGTATTCCGGGCATGGGATAGAACAATTTAGCGTATGGCTATTAAAATTTGCTCAACATGATCTTAAGATGTCAAGCCAAGAAGCGAAAACCGCTGAAGGCAAGGCAAAAATAGCTAAAGCGTCAAGAGATATATGTGGGGAGTTACTAGATGTGAAAAATATGAAAGAAAACCGAAGGACGGTACTTTCAGGGAGTTTTGCTTCTTATGCTCGTAAACATGATAGTGTTTATAAATTCTCTGATGGGAGTCAATCGCTACCCCTTACAGAATATTATAAGGACAAAAATGCTTACCATGTAGGAGTAAACCCACCCCATGTAGATGTAAATCGTTATAAGTATGGGGGTGCTGAAGAACGAAAAATTCCCACATTTTCAGCTAAAAAAACTGACGAGTTTGGTTCAGGGTTGGATAAGAGAGCTTTACGAAGGATAATATTAGGCTAATGACTACACAAAATAAAGAAGAAAAAACCCTATTACAACACCTAGATGACTTACTTACTTCAGGGAATTATGGTAGGTATGTTAGAGATTACAATGATTTATCCGCCGATTATTTTTTGAATGATGAACAGAAAAAACATTTAGAGGGTAAGGTTAAAGTGTATATAAATTCACAACCGTCGGAAGCTGACTCGAAACGTTTACGTGATATTCTACCGAGAAAAAGAGGTGGGCGTATGACGCAGGATAATACTAAACCCTTAAAAAAGGAAGATGGTGGTGGTGGTTTTGGCGGTGACGCTGGTGCTGGAACTGTGTTTACATCTACAAACTCTGGGGTGTTTACTCCAACGTATGGCGGCTCAAGTGCCAAGCGTCGCACCTCTGTTCAACAAAAGAGAAAGAAACGTAAAGGTAAGAAAAGTGGGGTAGAAAAACTTGGGTCATGGCTAACCGACCACTCCCCACAGAAAAAGAGTATAACTAAAAGCGATCCTACTACTTTTGCCCTTGAGCTTCTTATGGATGTTTCCAAAGAATATAAAATGAAAGACCCAAACCTACGTAATAAAGTAGATACTAAGCTCCCAGAAAATGAAACCGTAACTAATTATCGTCCAAAAATTCTTGATTGGAAGAAGAGGGACGATGATAACGCAGGAGCATTAACGTATGCGAAAGCATTGGAAACAGAATCTTCTGGTGAAGAAGGGAAAATTACACAGAAGCAAGCAAGCTTCAGGGACGCTACTCCGTTTGAAACTGGTCAAGAGGTTCAGTGTGGGTCTTGTATCTTTTTCAAAGAAGAAGATAATGAATGTCAGTTAGTTACAGGGTATATAGAAGAAGATACTTGGTGTGACTTATACACATCTGAAAATACTCCTAAGCCTGATGAAGATGAATTAGTTGAAGGTGAAGATATTGAAAAAGCTAGGGACTTAGATGATTACTTTTCCAATAAATACCCTATGCAATCTGATAAACTAAAACGTAGAATCATACGAGAAGCTGTATTCCCTAGGGAATGTGCTGGTTGTAAATGTTCTGAATGGAAAGGTTCCGTAGTTCCCCTTGAACTTGATCATATAGATGGAGATCATGGGAATAATGCTAAAGAAAATTTGCGGTTGGTCTGTCCAAATTGTCATGCATTGACCCCAACATATAGGGTAAAGAAACCCGGCGCAAAATCAGCTATAGATTTGCATGGAGGTGCGCCAAAGGGTGACCCCCGCAGAGATAAATCATTAGATAAAGATTTACGTAAAGAGGCTTCTAAAGACGATAACCCTAAAGTTTGGGGACACCCCACTAAACATCACACAGATGTATTACATAGAAAATATAATCTTCTCGTGAAGGAACCGGAGAAGTATTTGGATTCTATTCCTGAACCCCCAGATGATAAGTTAGAGATACCAACGATTAAACACTATCAAGAGGGTGCGTCTAAGGTAGAAGATGACATTAAGGCAGAAGATAAGGATAACATGAAACCCTTCTTCGATTATCTCAAAGATAAGAAGCTGGATATTGACAGAGATTATCTGATCGCTATAAATAAAGATGTCAATCGAATTGTACACCATGTAAAGTTTAAGTTTAACCGCCCTAGACCTGCACAGGTAAGTGACATTAAACCTATTACCGATAAATCTGGATACTCCCCGTCATACCCTAGTGGACATTCAGCACAAGCAACTGTTATGGCAGGTGTGCTATCTAAAATATATCCTGAACTTTCGCAAGATTTTCAAAAGTTAGCTAGTCAAATTGGGGTAAACCGTGTCAAAGCGGGTCTACATTACCCAAGCGACCATAAAGCAGGGCAAGCATTAGGCATGGATATCCTAGAAGATGTTCCATCTATCGACTCAGAGCAACATTTGAAGAAGGCGGAAACGTTCGCTGAGAAAGAACGTGACCCTAAATTTGTTGAAACGAAAACAGACGGGGAAGAGGAAAACACAGTGTTAGAACAGAATGAATTTATGGAACGTTTGGAAGCGACGACCGCTAAACATGTTGGAGATAAAAACGATGACTCCGATGAAAAAGCAGGGGTAATGGCGGCAGGTGCAGACTTTGGGCCTGAGTTGCGACTTTCGGATGAGTTTAACGATATTTATAAAGAAAGTATAGAGTTTAAAAAGGTTATAGATTCGTTACGACAAAACACAATAAATTAGTATAATATAATGTGCATCTCACAGAAGGAGTAAAGACATGCCAATGGCAAAAATAAGACCACAAGTATTATTGGGACTAGCAATTCTTGGTGCTATCACTATGATGGCGATCCATAAAGATTTAGAACCAGTAGCAACAGCGACAATTGGTGGTATAATCGCATTATCTATGAAGGTAATGGAAGGTGACTAGGTGGCAAACGACGAAAAAAAGGAAGAAAAACTAACCGAAGTTATTACTGAAGCTGGTGGTAAAGATGTAACTCTTACTGGGCAGCAACTTATAACACTATTAGTATTCTTCCCGATT